GTATATGTTTGTTTGTACGAATATAAATCCAGCTACTGATTCGGTTAATTGGACATTTCAAGCAAGTACGGATGGTGGATCAAGCTATGGTGTGACAGTGACAACTACAGCTTTTTGGGCATATCATAGTGAAGATAATAGTCAAGCCGCGCTTGGTTATCTAGCTGGTAGTGATTTAGCTCAAAGCACTGACTATATACAATTGATGTATGAGAATGGTAATGGTGCTGATGAAAGTTCTGCTACTATTTTGCATTTATTTAGTCCATCCAATACTACTTATGTAAAACAGTTTTATTCTAGGACTGCGGGAATGCAATCTGATCCAATGGCAGTTGATTTTTTTACGGCTGGCTATTTCAATACCACCAGCGCAATAAATGCTGTTTCTTTCAAATTTAATAGTGGGAACATTAATTCAGGAACAATCAAACTTTACGGAGTAAAATAATGGCAAGACATAAAATGGTAGACGGGGTACGAATACCCTTAACTGCGGAAGAAGAAGCAGCGCGAGATGCGGAAGAGGCAGCGTGGGCTGCGGGTGCTTTCGACAGAGCGATTGCCAATCTCCGTAATGACAGAAACAACAGGCTAAAGGCTACAGATCATTATGGTCTGCAAGATGTAACCTTGTCCGATGCGATGGGAACATATCGGCAGGACTTGCGTGATCTCCCGGCTGGTCTGACAACTGAGGCTGAAGTAGAGGCTGTAGTGTGGCCCACTAAGCCAGCGAGTTAAACGATGAGTACCGTAAAAGTTAATCTTGTAGAACCAAGGTCAGGTACTACATTAACTCTGGGAGCATCAGGGGATACTGTAGATATTCCATCTGGCGTGACGATAGCAAACTCAGGGACTGCAACTGGGTTTGGAACTGTCAACACTCCAGCATTTGGGGTAACGCTTTCATCGGGGCAATCTATTGCGAATTCAACATGGACGAAGATAGCTTTTGATTCTGAGGTATTTGATTCAGATGGCGATTTTGATTCTACTACTAACTATAGATTTACCCCCACCACAGCTGGAACATATTATGTCATTTGTCAAAGTGGTTACGACCTAAGTCAGGCAACAATTGCTTCTACTGGCATCTATAAAAATGGTTCTCAGGTTGCTCGTAAACAAGGTAGGCATGGTGGAACTGTTATCTGGGTTGGCGCACTTAATGGTAGTTCAGACTATATTGAGGGGTGGACTTATCAAGCGCAGGGAAGCAGTCAAACTGCGTATAGTGATGCTTCAAATGGCTATAGAGTTTGGATGTTTGGAATGAGGATTGCGTAATGATTACAGCAAATGGATTAATAAAATTAGGGTTTGTGCCAGAAGTTGATTTCAAAGTAGAGGATGGTGGTTCTGGTGCGGCTATAAAGGAATGGAACAGCGCATCCCCTCAACCTTCTGATGCAGAGATAGAAGCGGCTCATAATGAATGGCAGGCGGAATATGACGCACAAGAGTATGCAAGAAATCGCCAAGCAGAATACCCATCAATAGATGACCTAATCGTAGCCCTGTGGGAAAATGTAGTAGAGGAAAGAGCCTCTGCTGTGGTTAGCCTAGAGGCTGATAGACAGGCTGTTAAGGCGAAGTATCCTAAACCGTAATGGCTCTTATCCCTGTAGAGAATGTAGGTGAAGTAGGAATAGTCAAGGATATAAATCCTTGGCAACTGCCACCTAATGTCTGGTCAGATGGGAATAATGTAAGGGTAGAACATGGGGCTATAGTAAAGTCTCCGGGGTATTCGGATGTCATGGCTACGGTTCCTGTCGCGCCTTATTATGTTACTCATCTTGTTGCAGGGGTTAATGAGTATTGGATTGTGGGCGGTCTTACAGCCATTCATGTCTACGATGACAGTTCAGTATCAAATACGCTAGATGGGGGTATTAGTGCCTCAGATACAAGTATTACGGTAGACAGCACAGCTGGATTTGAGTCTAATGGTTCTATAACCATAGAAGATGAAGATATACCCTATACGGGTAAAACACCAACGACCTTTACAGGGTGTACCAGAGGTGGTTCTGCTGCTATACACGCAGATGGAACGGCAGTAACAAGAACAAAGAAATGGTATGACATTACCAGAGGGTCGGGGGCTGGCGGTGCGTATGCTGCTACAGCTACAGAGAACTGGACTTCTACAGTTATAGGTGGTGTTCTTGTAATGACCAATGGTTTTGACGAACCACAGTATTGGGAATTAATCTCTGGTGTTCCAGCAACTATCCAGAAGATGCAGAACCTCAATAACTTTACAGCCTCAACAGAATGCAAATCAATGAGAGCCTTCCGCTCCTTCTTGGTTGCCCTTAACATAACGAGTTCGGGGGTTAGTTATCCAAGGGTCGTGAAGTGGTCTACAGAGGCTGGTATTCAAGCGACCCCAACATCATGGGATATTACCAGCGCAACTGTAGATGCTGGTGAGTATGAGTTAGCTGACTCCAAGGGTGAGATACTTGATGGCCTTCCCCTGCGGGACACCTTCATGATCTATAAGGAAGATTCCATCTATAGCATGAGCTATGTTGGAACCCCCTTTATATTTCAGTTCAATCAGCTATCACCTTCAGTTGGTGCATTGTCTAAGAACTGTGTGGCTGAATACGATGGTGGGCATTTCTTTCTTGGAAACGGTGATGTCTACATCAACGATGGGCAGAGAATACAATCAATCCTGCCCCATAAAATAAGAGACTATATATTCAGCGAGATAGACGGCGCTAACTTCAAGAAGTCTTTTGTTGTTGCTGACTATGGAAACACTGAGATGTGGGCTTGCTTTCCCACACCAACTAGCGCAACGAATCAATGTAATAAAGCCGTTGTCTGGAACTGGACGAACAAAGCATTCACCATTCGTGATATACCAGACTTAGCTGACATTGGGTACGGGACAATCCCCGATCCAAACGCCTTTACCACATGGGCAGCGGCAATACCAACATGGTCTAGTGCCTTGGGTACTTGGACAGCAACATGGTCGCAGTCTGAGAATGTACTGGTTATGGCTTCCCCCACAGATACCAAACTCTACAGGAATGCCTCCGGCAATAGAGAAGATGATTCTGATATGACCTCTTTTATAGAGAGGACAGGTATGGCATTTACAGCACAACAGCAGAATGACCAGTCTACTGTAAAAAGAATCAAGGCCATCTGGCCCAAGATGGAAGTGACTGGCTCTGGTAACACAGTTAATGTGTATGTTGGAACTCAGAACTCTACAGAGGCAGCAGTCTCTTGGTCAGACGCTGTTGCGTTTAATCCAGATACTCAGTCTAAAGTATCAGTCAGGAAGAGCGGGAAACTCTACGGAGTTAAGTTTGAATCTACTGGTGACTTTGATTGGAGGTTGGACGGGTACGAGATTGAACTGGATGACGCAGGAAGAAGAGGCTCTAGGAGTTATTAATGGCTACTTATTCTGACAGAGTTGTAAAGTCTGTAACTCATTATTATCCTAATCCTCTACCATTAAATGAAGATGATTTAGGATTATATGTAACCAACGAACTAAAAAGGTTGGGTGATGTAATATTCAACCAAGCTACATTTAGGTTAGAGAGAACACATCATGTGCCAGACAAGCCCAGAGAGGGTGACATGAGATACTTTGATGGCACAAATGCTGATCCTTTAGGGACTGGTAATGAAGGCATCTATTACTTTAAGAAGGGTTCTCCGGGTACTTGGGTATTTCTAGGTTGAAAGCTCAGATCGTACAACCCGAAGATATTGCTTACATTTGGGAACAGGTTGCCCCACTTCTCGATAAGGTAAAGGAGCATAGTGAGGGTGAACTTGAAACCGATGACTTCCTTGAGCCGCTGACTCATGGTGATATGCAGTTATGGATCGCTACAGAAGATAAGCAGATGCACTCCGTCATGGTAACCCAGATTGTCCCTTATCCTCAGAAAAAGATACTAAGAGTAATTTCTATAGCTGGCTCTGATTTCAAAAGACTATACGAGTTTAACGATATGGTAGAGTCATTTGCAATAAGGGTAGGATGCTCTTCAATGGAACTCTGGGGTAGAAAGGGTTGGAAGAAACTATTACCCGATTGGGAATCAAACTACATTGTCTACACCAAAGACTTGAAACACAGGATGCAATAATATGGCAAGTGCAACATATAATTTAGCTAAAGAAGCCAGAGATGCGGCAAAAGCTGCTCAAGCAGATGCTAAGAGTAGGTATGGGGCTGGTTCTCCTCAACATCTAGCTGCTATAGCAGATGTACAGAATGCTGGGAAAGCAATGCGTGCTGAAAAAGCTGCGGAAGGCAAGAGTCATGCAGAAGCTAAAGAGGAGCGCGATGCTTTAGTAGCATCCACGGCTGGATTAGCACCGGGTTCTAAGGAACTGTTCGATATACACACCAAGATGAGAGCTTATGGCGATGTCATGCGGGCGCATGAGGGTCGTCAAAAAGGTCAGGGAACATCTTATATGGGTCCGGGTATGAGGGTTCGTATTGACGATGACGGTAAGGTGGTTACTCAAGACGGTCGTGTTCAGTATGATGTCGATCCTAATGCTTATGCTAAGAGGTTTATTCCCCAGTATACCCCAACCCAAGAACAGATTGATAGGGGGCTTACTGGAGGACTACTTACTCCGTGGCAGCAAACAAACATACAGAATATGTTGCAATATCCGGGTTTATTAGACCAAGAAGATATTTCTGGCTTGACGATTGAAGAACAGAAAAACCTTGGTTTATTCGGAGAAAATATAAAGGAGGGTAGAGTTCCAGCAGCTTGGAGGGATGCTTGGAGGACACAGGAGTGGGGAGATGTAAAAGACCCTACCACCGGTTTATGGACACAAGCCGATGATGTACGAAGGGCTGAAGCGGTAGCAGATCAGCTTGAAAGGTATAACATGGGGGCGTTTAATCCCACCACTGGAAAACTTACTTTAGACGATCAGGGTAACATAGTTGGGCCGAGAGCATCATGGGGACCGGGAACAGGGATATTGCACCCAGACGATGTTTATATAGATAATCCTCCAGTTGGTGGACCCGGAATAGGTGGACCCGGTGGTGGTGGACCCGGTGGTGGTGGATTACTGAACCCAACAGTACCTACCTTTAGAGGACCGGGATACCAAGATTGGACTAGATTCATGCCTACTAACTTCCAATTAGCAGAGGGTGGTGGTATGCACTATCAGCCTTGGGTAACAGGTGGTGCTGGAATGGGTGGTGGCAATGGTGGTTGGATAACTGGACCACCATTTACTGGCGGTGGAGGCACAACAGGTGGTGGAATTGGTACAAATCCAAATATCTGGGGTGGCGGCGGAACGACAACCACCAACACTGGAGCAAAACCCGGATCAGATAAAGCTAATGACTTAGCTAATGGTATAACTCATCATCCAGAAATGTATGATCATAATGATATGTGGATTGGTGCTGAGGGTGAGGGGGTAAGATCGGCTAGTACGGACGCCGGAACCGGGTGGCAGAATGTTCCCGGAATGATTAGTGCCATAGGAAATATGGCTGGCTGGAATCCAGCTTACCCCGGAGTAACAAACCCAATAGCACCGGGCTTTACCACAACCACAGCACCGGGATATGATTATACCATGACATTACCAGCGAATACCGCATATGGTCCGATGATAATTGATTCTGGGTATGGTCCAGAAGGTGCCGACGGTCAGGGGGAGAGCGAAGCAGATATTGAAGCAGATATTGAAGCAAGTAGAGATGGTGGCGTAGTAGCTTAAAGAGGAATAAATTATGAGCGGTGGATCAACAACTAAAACAGTAACCGGACCATGGGGTGGTTATGTCGGCGATCCTGACTTTAAGGGTAGCAAATCTTGGGGTCAGCAACCTTACCTAATTGAGGGATTTGAGCAAGCGGCCGATATTTATAATAAAGGCGCTCCAGAATATTATTCTGGTCAGATGACTGCTACACCCTCTGGGGTAGAACAACTTGCGGATAGGTCAGCCACTAATTATTTAACCGGTCCAAGGGTTGGCGCTCAACAGGCAGCAGCAGAAAAGGCTATGATTGGAGGTTTATCTGGTGGTATAAATACAGAGGCCTATGCCCCAATGGTTAATGCCTTAACTCAGGGTGTTACAAGCAACCTAACAAATAAGATACTTCCGGGAATAAGGGAATCACTTGTAAACTATCAGCCGGGTGGTAGTACCAGAGGTAATATGTTACAGCAACAGGCTATTTCGAATGCTGTAACAGGTGGATTAACAAAGCCTTTAGCTGAAATGTACACTTCAGCTTATGAGGGAGCGCAGGGTCGTATTCCTGAATTTATTGGTCAATATCCATCAATAATGGGCGCACCTTTAGATGCTTATGAAAGATTGGGCGCCATAGGTGCTAAGGATACAGCAAGGCGACAGGCTGATATAAATGCTCAAATGCAAAAACACCAGTATGATATGACTAAAGATCAATCACAGCTTGCCAATTATATGAATATGGTTTCTGGGAATTATGGAGAAACTTCCACACAAACAGCGCCAAGTCAATTTGGGACTAGCTTAATGAGTGGTCTTGGTTCTGGTATTGGAGGCTGGTTAACCGGACTACTTCCATCAGATATAAGAATAAAAGAAAATATAACTCCAGATGGAACTTGGAAGGGTCATAATGTCTACCGTTTCAACTACATTAATGATGATGTAAGGCGTAGAGGTGTCATGGCTCAAGAGATTGAGAAGACCAGACCTGATGCCGTAGTGGAAATTAACGGTATTAAACACGTTAATTATGAGGTGCTATAATGTCTAAGTGGAATACTGAATGGATTACGCATCCAGATTATCCCGGTTGGAGAAAGCGAAGGCTTGTTTCCAAGGATGGGATGACGCACGCACTGATACACACTAATTGGGAAAGGATACCGGGGTCTGACCCCACCCTCCCCGGTCCTCCGGGGTCGGAGAGTTGGAAGCGGCCAGATTTTGAAGGTCTTTTTCCTAAGCACCCGCGGCCGGATTGGGGAAAGTTTCCTGAGGGGCTTCCCAAGTTGCCATATAGGCCACCCTCTCATCCGGGAATGGGCGATAGACCCGGACCCGATCTACCACCATTATCGCCTAGAAGGCCACCCGGATGGCATAATTTACCAGAAAAGTTTCCAGATGGTTTTAACCCGTTTCTAAGACCTCATCCGTATAGGCCACCGCATCCGCCAAGTTGGGGAAAGTTTCCTGAACGATTAGAGCCAGATTTTTGGAAAGATAAATATCCATTCTTCCCCAAATGGAAAGATAAGGGTATTGATCCTATTAAGCCGATGCCTATGCCGGGTACTCTCCCCGGAATTTGGGATAAGTTCCCACGGCGTAAGTTTGACGGTAATGAGAAAGATTTTCTTCAACTCCTTAAAGATGCTCAAATAAGATCGGCTATGCCTAAATATCATTCGGGGCAAAGAAAAAACATTAGGGATTTATCTACAGAAATGGCTACTGATCCATTATCCTATGTTTCCGATAATGTAAGGGGTCCACAGCTAGGCGGAGTTCCTGAAGGCGATAGGAAGTTCGTAAATACTATGCACGCTATTCAGAACGCTTACTTCACTGGTGCTGACTTTGGATATGAGGAGGGTTGGACTGATCGGTTAGGTGCTACCCAAGAGCAGATAGATATGTTCATGGCAGTACCAGAAGAGGCTTTTCAGTATGCAATGGAGAATCCCACCGATGATGTTTTAATGCAGTTCGAAGAATACTATGGATTCCCACTTAATGTTAATGATCCAGATATGCAGAAATATTTCGATCACATGAAAAAGAGGCGTTAATGCCGAATCTTTTCGAACAATTCCATGCTGATTTTCCCGGCGCACAGGGGTTTCAAGACCTTCCGGTAAAAAAGAAAAAGAAGAAGAAAAAGAACGTCTTTGCTAAAATTGGCTCAAGAGCGGTTGAAGAACTCAGTGCGGGTTTAGTGAGTCCTGCTATGGCAGATGAAGCTCCAAGGGTTGCACCAAGGGATGAATCTTCTCAAGCGCAAATAGAAGCTGCATTAGATCATATAGCTGATCTACAGGCTACCGGTGTTACTGGACGCCCAAAAACATACTCTGCTCAGAATGAGAGGCAAAGAGAGGAGTTGGGCCAGCAAATGTCTGGATGGGCTGCGAGGGGAGAAGAGGAAGAGGGTGAAGATAAACTAATAGATTATCTATTGGGTGTGATCAAGCCTATGGATCGCATGAAAACCACTGGTAGCGCACTTCTCGATATACTTAGGCAGTTGGGTAGGCCCGGTAGTTCTGTGCTTACAGCGGCCAAGAGAGGGGGTCAGGCATGGAAAGACCCGAAGAGTTGGAAGGGTAGGATTCTTACCGGTCCCGGTGGATTCCCTATACCACAAAGAGCCATAGAAGAGGGTGTGGCTGGCCTTAAAGAGGGTTTTACTTATGAGGATGAAACCAGAGGCCAAGACTTCCTTAGTGAAAATTTCAGGAAGAATCATCCTTTGACCTCATTTGGATTAGGATTTGCCATTGACTGGTTGAGCGACCCACTTACTCATGGGGCGCATAGATTGATTACAGGTCCGATTGAGGCTGGTGTAAAAGGTGCTGGAAGACAACTCTCTAAAAGTGAGGGTCTTGTAAATCTAGCGCATAGAATGTCTGCGTCTACTCTGGCTAACGCCTTGAATATCCATATGGGGGAAGCAAGACAGATCAAGAGAATGGCGGACGCTTTCCGCGATAGGCTTAAAGGGGCGCATGGGAAGGCCGAAGAATTCATGCGGTCTAGACAGATAGAGCTAAAAAAGATTGCAGATGATGCCGGGATCAGCGTTGATGACCTTAATAAGTCAATCATAGATGACATAGAAAATGGTACGATAGGTACATCAGACAGTATCACGGCAAGACTAAGTGATGATGCCGCTAGGGTAGCCAAGGAAGATATGGATGCCTATGATGAGATATTACGTCTTGAGCAGGAAGCTGGTGTAGATATTGGCGATCTAATTGAACGTGCGGAAGAGTTGGGGATCGAGGGGTATATTCCACATGTTGCAACCATTCATGCCCGGAGAGCCATGAAGGGTGGTTGGAAAGGGTGGACACGACCCGTAAGTTCTACCCACGCATTAAGAAGAAAACATGGCGGGACGATCAGCGAAATAAATGAAAGGATGCAAAAAGATGTGGATCAATTCCTACATCACGATCCTGCGTTGCTCCGCGCCTTACGTCAGTCAAGAAGCGCACAAGAGATAGCTTATGTAAATTTCAATGATGGTGTTAAGCAATTTGGTCGCTATGCCGATGAATTTCCTGATGGGAGATACCCAAAGGATTTTGTGACGATAGATGGAATACCGGATGTAAAGTTTCCAAAGCATTTAGCAAGAACTATAGAGAGCCAAAGGAATATATTAAGGGGGAAAGACCCACTTAATGACTTCCTAAAATATGCCGATCAATTACAAAACGTATGGAAGATGTGGACTCTTGGTGTAAGACCGGCCTACCATATGAGAAACTTTGTTGGTAACATTTGGAATGCGTATACTATTGCTGGGCTAAAAGACCCAAGGGCATTTAATACTGCAAGACAGATGCAGATAGCCGCTTTGCATAAAGTTAATCCTGATTATGCAAGGAAGATGGGGGCAAAGGTAGACCCGCAGACTGGTAGAGTTGATGTGGGCAACTTTAACCTCAATGACAAGGTTCCCGGATCAGACCTAACTTATCAAGAGGTTATGGATGAGGCCATGCAACGAGGCGTATTTGGTAAGGGTCAATATGGTGTTGGTAGTGATGTTTTGTATAACCTTGAAAGAGACTTGGAGCGTGCGTCTGAGGGTGGTCTTGCTGCGATGACAGCCGCTGAAAAGGCAAGGGCATTACTTACACCCACCACTGAGAATGTAATGTTGAGAGGTGGTTTTAAGATTGGTAATGTAATAGAGGATAATGCTAGGCTTGCTGTCTTTATGGATGCGTTTAAGAAAACCGGATCACTTGATGATGCCGCGAATATGGTTAAGAAATCTTTGTTTGATTACTCTGATCTTTCTCCATTTGAAAGAAGTGTGATGAAAAGGGTAATGCCATTCTATACATGGACGAGAAAAAATATCCCCGCTCAGATTATTGCTTTGTGGAAGAACCCAGAAAGGGGTAGAAAATTAGATATAACTAGAACTCAGCTAGAGTTTGAAAAGGGAAGGCCAGATTCCGAGGATGTTTACGAGTTTTATAATCGTGGCGTACCAATCTATATGGATAAAGAAGAGAAGGGCGAGGTCTGGAAGATGTACAGGATGCTTAACTACTTACCCATTGCTGATATAGAGAGAACTACAGACTTTAAACAGATGTTCAGTGAAATGCTGACGCCAATGTTTAAGACGCCTTACGAAATGATGAATAACTATGACACGTTTCGTAATAAGCAAATAGAGCAGACGAAGGGACAAACCACGGATTTCCTTGGGGTGAGAATGCCTGTTCGCATGGCACACCTTGCACAACTACTTGTTCCAATTGCAGAAATTAATAGGGCTAACCCATTTGGCATGTTCGGAGAAGCTACTAAAGATGAAGAAACCGGCGAATGGACAAGAACAAAATCTTGGGGGATGGAACAACCGTTGATAGGTTTTGAGGTTCCCAATCTACCTATACCCGGAATTGGAAAACTTATAAAGGGTAAGTATGAATTTGGTGGGACACCTAGAGAGTCAACAAGAGATCAACCGGCCGGCGTTAGATTCATGCAATACGCTCTTGGAATACGTCCATACTATGTGTCTGCTGGTGAGGGAAGAAAGTACAAGGTAAAGAATTTCAATAGAGACTTGAGAAGCCTAAAATATTATCTACACAAGGCTGAAAAATCAGGGCAGTTTAGGCGAGCCTCAGAACTTCTAAAATTAATCGAGGATCATGAGGCTGCTGAGAGGAGAGCAAAGCTGGATATTAAAATGGGAAGAGAACCAAAGTATCCTCATTACAGCAGATATTACGAGAGATGAGGACTTTACTAACTATACTCACATTACTTCTATCACCGTCTATACTAGCGGGACCACCTGAAGGTGCTAAACAACTGATGATACCCTACCCATCCATTTGTACGCCGGGTATGACAGAAATGATGAGCGCACTTACCACAGACTATGCAGTACATATCTCCATGACGTTTGAGGAGAGTCCCACCACAGGCATAGTGGTGTTGCATAATCCTAACACTCAGACTGCTGCTGTCCTTCATGTTAGAGAGGATAGAACTTGCATAGTATTCTCTGGACAGAATCTAAAGATGTTTGATAGACCTGAAGGAATGGCACCTCCCCAAGTAGACCTAGAAGATTTTGAGGAATCATAATGAATGTAGATTCAAGAGTAATAACCCTAGCCTTATTCCTTATCGCCCAATCTGTGGGTGCTATATGGTGGGCTAGCGGTCTATCGTCTGAGGTAGAGAGATTATCTGGCCTTGTTGACAAGTCAGACCAGTTTCAAACTGAGATACAGAGGGCTGTGTCTGGCCTAGATGTCCTTAACTTTAAGGTTGAGGAGTTATGGAAGGCTATTGAGAGATTGGAAGAGGCTGATGTAGTTTTGCGTGAGGTTGACAACGAGATAATGGTTCAGCACGAACAAATATTCTCTTGGTTAGCTGAGGGTGAAGCAGAGCAGACAGCAAAGGGAAACCCATATGGCGGATGATGTTAGTCTAAGTGATAAGACTAGCGTTGGAATGCCGATTAGAAACCTGATCGGTTTAATAGGTACTGTTTGTGTAGGAGCATGGGGTTACTTTGGAATACTGGAAAGATTGAATGTGGTTGAGACTAACCAGATTCTAATGGAGGCAGATGTAACAAAGAATACGGAGTTTCGAATTAAGTGGCCCTTGGGACAGCTCGGATCGCTTCCGGCCGATTCGGAACAGTTCATGCTCATCGAACATTTATCTGGTGAGTTTGAAAAGCTACAGGGAATTATCGAGAAAGGCGATGCTCCATTCGATAGGCAACAGGCGCTTACCCTTGACTTTTATAAGCAGAGAATAGAAGCATTGGAAAGAAAGGTTGAAACCTTAAAAGATAAAGTTGCACAAATTAAATTCGGAAATGGGGTAACATACTAATGGAAGTAATGTTTGTCTTATTATTATATATGAACGATAACCTAAAGGAGTGGATGGGTCACTATGAGAATGATGATGGACAATGGGTTCAGTTGGGAATGTCAGGATGTTTGAGTATGAAGCGCACATTAAAGAGAAATGGCTGGAAGGACACGGCCTCCGGCAAGACGAGATTTACTTGCGAGAAGCGTACCGTAGAGCTGAAGCTGAACAAAGATGGAAA